CGTTGGCTACGGGCCGTTCCCAACTGAGGAAGATTATTCCGACTCGGCAGCCCAGAACCTGACAAACGTGGTTGCCGCAAGGGATGTGGCTGGAACCACAAAGGTCTTTGCATCTGGCACAACACGTCTTTATAGATTGGATTCGTCTGACTTCTCGCTAGACGACGTGTCGGCAACGACCTACACAAGCGCGACTATGTGGAAGTTCACCCAGTTTGGCAACAAGGTAATCGGCGCAACAGAGGCGCATACCCTGCAAGCCTACGACCTAACGACAACGGTAAACTTTGCCAATCTGTCCTCGGACGCGCCCAAGGCTAAGTTTGTGACCGTGGTACGGGACTTCGTGGTTACTGGTTATCAGACAGACTACCCAACCCGAGTGCAATGGTCGGGTATTAACAACGAGACAACTTGGGCTGCATCTGCCACGACACAGGCAGACTTTCAGGACATTCCTGACGGCGGCAGGGTTCAGGGCGTTACGGGTGGCGAGTTCGGTATTGTCCTGATGGACAGGAGTATCTATCGGATGTCCTACATTGGGACACCGCTGATATTTCAATTCGACAACATATCTAGGAACCTAGGGTGCTACGAGTCCAACTCGGTCATCCAATGGCAGGGTATTACTTACTTTCTGTCCGATGACGGCTTTTATGCCTGTGACGGACAGCAAATAGTCAACATCGGCGCGGAGAAGGTAAACCGTTACTTTTTTACAACACTCAGGGAAGCAGAACTTGACCTTATGAGTGTGGCGGTAGACCCGTCCAAGAACTTGGTGATGTGGGGATATTCCTGCACAGACCTGACCTACCGAATCCTGATGTACCACGTCCCCACAAAGCGGTGGGCTTACGCGGACTCCACGGTAAACAGAATCGCCTCTAGCTCCACACCGGCAGTCACGCTTGACGGATTGGATAATTACTCTGCCTCGATAGATGCCCTACAAACGTCCTTAGACTCGCGTCTATGGCTCGGCGGTAAGTTGCAGTTGGCAGGAGTCACGGGGGCTAAAATCATTACCTTTACCGGCCCAGCAAAGACAGCTTTGATTGACACGGCAGACATCTCCGCAGACCAGAATCAGTCCATGATTACGTTGGTTAAACCAATTGTTGACGACGGTACTGGCTCCGTGGCAATAGACTCGAGGCTAGTTTTGAACGAACAGGTAAACTTTCCGTCCGTGAGCGCCGCAAACAGCGAGAACCGCGTGGGAGTTAGGTCTTACGGGCGTTACCACAGGGTAAGGCTTGAGCCGTCTGGGAACAACTGGTCGTCTGCCATCGGAGTAGACGTAGAGATTCAGCAAGCAGGTACTCGCTAATGTTTAGAGTTCTACCGTACCAAGGTGGGACACCAAGGGATATTTCCGAGGTGGTCAACAACCTGATGAACGGCAAGTCCAATAACACGGGGACGATTACACTTGCCACGGGCAATGCGACCACGACTACCTTGGTAGACGAGCGCATTTCTGTAGATACAAAAATTGTACTTATCCCGTTCTCGGATGCGGCAGAAGCGGATTCTGCCCCCTACGGTGCGTTTCAGGACAACACCGACCAAGCGGCTACAACGCTGTCGGATGCTTACATTATGTCATTTGACACCGAGGACTTGTCTAACGGTGTTTATCTAAGCAACACAAATAGAATCAATGTCCGAAACAAAGGTATTTACTCTGCTGCGTTCTCGGTTCAGGTAAAGAACACGACTAACGGCGTTCAGGACTTCGATGTCTGGTTTAGAAAGAACGGAACGGATTTAGCCGGTTCCAATAGCAGGTTTGGTATTAAGGATAGGAGGTCTGCTGGTGTTGCGTCGCACATGATTGCGTCAAGCACGTTCTTCTTGGACTTAAACGCTAATGACTACTTTCAGCTTGCGTGGCATCCCACGGACTTAGGGGTGTCGATAGAACACTTTGCGGCTGTTTCAGCGTCTGCTGGGGTAACTCCCGCAATACCAGAAACCCCGTCAATTATTCTGGTGGTGTCGTATGTCGCACCCTCGGTCTACTCAAACATTTACGTCTCTGCCCAACAAGCAGGACAGGCAACAATTACGCACTTTGCTAACAGTACGGCAAGCAAGACTTATGCTTACATTTTGGTTGGATAATCTTTACAATAGGTGATATATGGCTTATGACGCTTTCGGAAATTTTGTCCCTGACACCGCACCGGGCCAAGGTGCTTTGCCCGCACCTCTAGGAACCTCGTCTGGTTCGTCAAGAATCGACCCCGCGCTTAGCCCATACTTGCAGATGGGGCTACAACGCGCCCAGCAATTGTTCTTTGGCGCACAGCCTCAGATGTTCCAGGGGCAGACCTATGTCTCCCCATCCGCGCAAACAGAACAAGCCCTAGCCCAACAAGAGGCTTTGGCCACCGGAGCGCAACCAACCCTGCAAGCTGCACAACAAGCCTACCAATCCTCCTTGGGGCAGATTGGGCAGACCGCCGCAGGTGGGTTCTTGCAAGGCAACCCGTACCAACAGGCAATGCTTGCCGCCGCTACCCGCCCGCTTACACAACAGTACGGTGAGCAGATTGTTCCGGGCATTGCAAGCCTTTTTTCCCGCGCTGGACGCTACGGGTCAGGCGCGATGGAGCGTGCCCTTGGCGGGGCTACGGAAGCCTACGGAAGGGCTTTAGGCGACGTTTCTGCCAACATCGTTGGACAGGACTACGCCCGCGAGCGCGGACTGCAACAACAGGCTCAGTTAAGCCAAGCAGCACTAGCCCAAGCCGCACCCTCGTTCTTTCAGATGGGATTCTTGCCATCTCAGGCTTTGGCACAGGTTGGCGCAGCCCGCGAGCAGATTGCTGGACAGCCCTTGCAAGAGGCAATGCAGAGATTCCAATACTCCCAACAGCTTCCGTACCAGCAACTACAAGGGTTCTTGTCGTCTGTCTACGGTACGCCAATGGCGCAGTCGGCAATTCCGCAAGCACAGACAAACCGCACCCTACAAAACTTAGGTATTGCATCCACAATCGGCGGCCTAATCCCAGAGGCGGGTCGCCAACGAGCGTTTGACTACGTTGCAGGGTTGTTCTAACTAATGGCCACCGAACAAAACCCATTACTTATTAGCAGGGTTTCTCCTTGGATAAACCCCTATGAGTACATCGTAAACACAAATCAGGGTGATTTTGTTTATGTGCCGCAAGACGTAGTAAACAAGGGCTACGTTGCAGAGCGATATGAATTTACTGGTAGCGGCTCAGATTTACGGCAGACAAAAGAAAAAAGGCAGTATTTCCACCCAGAGTTTTTGAACCAGAATTTGTTAAGTACAGCTGGGCGCATAAAGATAGACGAGAACCTTTTTACAGACGCTCAGAAAAGCGAGATGTCTAATCTTGTTGGTGGCAATATAAATACCGGATATTTGTTCCCTGTTGCTCAGTACATGAGTACGGTTTCAGGAAACCCAAGTTTTTACACGCTCGACGAGGACAGCCCCGCAATATCTGGGGTTAGTTCCCTTTCCAATCAGGGTGTTGGTGGTACTGGCTTTGATTCTGGGTACAAATATATTTTAGGCACGCCAACTTCAAATAACTTTGATTTCATTAACCCAGACGCAAGCATTAACACGCTTACCACAACCTATACCGCGCCGAAAAAAAGGGGCGGTATTTTAGGTAGTGCTGCGAGAAGTATTGTTAACGTAATTGCTGACATTCCGTACCTACCAGAAATTGCCGCTTTTGCAACAGGGAATCCGGTCTTATACGGCTCACTAAAGGCAGCACAAACCGCAGCCGCTGGTGGCGACCTAGAAGACACAATTAAAAGCGGCGTAGTTAGTGGTGGCTCCATGTATCTTGGGCAACAGATATTAGGCCCAGTAGACGCAACCGCAGGTGGGGTAGAGCCTGGTGTTGGGGTAGAGGTCTACCCAGTAGACGCTGGTGTAACGCCGGACATTACACCAATCCCAGCAACTCCATCATTACCGTCTACTGATTACAGTTTGCTTGGCAACATTCCACTACCGTCACAGACAATAACAGGAACATTGCCACCGCTGCCATCAGAAAGTGCTTTAGGAACACAGCCCGTAGATTATTCTTTGGGAACACAAACAACACCCGGCGTTA